TCGGCGTTGCCGAAGGCCACTGTCCACGCCTTATGGATCATGTAGAACCCGCCCTCGGCAATCTGCACCTCATCAGCGGCGAGCGCCAGGTAGCTGGCGGCGCTGGCGGCGTAGCCGTCGATGTGGGCGACTATGCGGCTGCCGTGCTCGCGCACGGCCTGCTCCATCGCCCGCGCGGCGAACACGTCGCCGCCGGGGGAATTGATGCGCAGGTGGATCGTCGGCGCGTCGATCCCCGCCAGCGCCTTGACGAAGGCCAGCGCGGAGACGCCGCCGAAGTAGTCGTCGGAGACGATGGTGTCGTAGACGTAGAGCGTGGCCTCCTCGGCGCCGGTTTTCTCGGCGCGAAAGAACCCGCGCCCACGGTTGTCGGCGAGCAGTTGCAGCAGCGGTTTCATGGTTTCTCCTAGATGATGCCCGTCATGAAGAGGGCGTCCTCTTCGCGGCGGCGAAGATGGTCATGCACTTGCTTGCGCGTGGGGCCGCGGCCCCAGGGCACCGGCGACGTTCCGGCGCCAGGCTCTTCCTCGCCGAAATCGAATGCGGCGATGCTGAAGGCCGACTGGCTGAATGCGTTTTGATCGAAGGCGGCCACTTACGCCCCGCGCCAGAGGTTGCCGCTGGTGCCGTCGCCGAGCACGGCGGCGCTGTTGATCTTTTGCACGTCCACCGGGATGGTGGTGGCGTTGAGGGCATCGACCACGACGGCAGCGAGATTCTCCGGCGACAATTCGGTAAAAGGCGTCCACTCGCCGATCATGGCCAGCTTCCCGCGCAAGTCGGCCTCGCCGATGAAGCTGAAGCTGCCGCTGCCGCCGAATGGCACGATCATTGCGAGGTTCGGCGTGCCGGTGAGACTCCAGCTTCCGGTGCCGTCCATGCCGATGGTCAGGCGCAGCACCATGCCGTCGGCGCTCACGCTGACGACCGCAGCGGTGCCGGTCATGCTCACGACGACGGACAGGCCGCCGGTCTGCGACAGCGTCAGCGTGCCGTCGCCTTCCATCGGGCCGCCCTTGAGCAGGTCGCCGGTCGGCGCGAAGTCGGCCACGCGGCGCAGCGCGGAAAGGCTGCCGGCGGTGAGCGGCGGGCAGAATGCCCGCATGCCATAGCCGTCTGGCGTGGACGCATTGGCCGCATGCTCCGCGCCGACAAAGCGGTTCAGGCGGTCGCCCAGGCCTCGCGCGTAGACGTCGAGGCCGGGGGCGGCGCCGAAGTGCCGCGCCCGCACCATCGTCATGTAGCGGCCGTTCGGGTAGAGCGCCATGTCAGCCCCAGACGGTTTCCAGCCCGCCGGCGAAGGTGGTCGAGGCGGCGGTGGCGGCGCCGGCGCCCCACAGCCACACGAGGCAGGCGCCGTCGTAGATGCGCGGCAGGCTCGGGATCTGGTTGAGCAGGTCCTTTTCCGTCATGAGTCCGGCCACCGACAGGGTGATCTGCGCGATGGGCCGCGCGAGGCACAGCGCGCCGGTGCCGGTGTTCGCGGCGCTGAAGGTCACGCTGGCGACGTTCTGCACGCCGGAGTCGCCCGAGGCGAGCGGCAGGAAGGGTCCGTAGTTGTTCGCGGCGACGCCGGAGTGCGAGATGTGCCCGGCGATGCCGGAGGCGGTCATGGCGACGGTGACGGGCAGGGTGTTGCCGGTGTTGGCGGACTGGTCGGTGTAGCTCAGGGCGATGTTCTGCGCGGTGGCGCCGGCGGCGGAGGTCTGCACCCAGTAGAGGCGGCAGCCGGCGCCGTTGGCATAGCGCAGGCTCGGCGTGCCGGTGAGGGTCTGCGCGCTGGAGGTGTTGTTGCTGATGCCGGGCCAGTAGCCTTGCAGGTCGACCAGCATCAGCGTGCCGGGGACGCCGGTGGCGGCGGTGCTCCAGGCGTTCATGTTGAGCAGATGCTTGATGTCGGTCGAGACGTTGCCGCCGTGCGGCATGCCGAATATCTGCGTGCCATTGCCGGTGGCTTCGTCGCAGGTTTTCCAGGCGAGCGCGGTGCCGGCCCAGGCGTTGGCGATGGGCGAGCCGCCGAGCATGGAAAAGTCGTACCAGCGGCCGGCGGTGTAGGCGCTGCCGCCGGTGATCTTGTTGAAGTCGTAGCGCGTGATCTTCCCGGCGCTGATGGCGGCGACAAGCTGGTCGATTGATTGGATGGCCATGATTATCCCCAGGCGAAAGTGAAGTTGCCGAACCAGCTCACGGTGCGCGAGGTGCCGGAGCCGATGCGGTCGAACCAGCCGAGCCAGGCGCCGTCGAGCACGCGCGGGCAATGGAAGCCGGCCTTGCTGTAGAACTCCTTTTCCACGGCGACGTTGTTGTCGCCCGTCAGGCATGTGCCGAGGATGCGCACCAGATACGCGCAGATCAGGCCGGAGGGCGGCGTGGTGAAGGTGATGGAATCCAGACTGCGGATGCCGGCGGAGGCTTCGGCCAGCGCGACGGTGAGCGGCCCCACGTCGGCGGCGGCGGCGGCGCGCACCCCGGAGCAGACGAGGTTCTGCCCGGTAAGCGGGACGTTCTGCGTGACGCTCTTGCTGGTCCCGTTCGTGTCGGTGTAGTTGATGACGGCCACGCCGCTGGCGACGGCCGGAGCGATGTGGTTCACCAGCACCAGTTGCACGCCCTCCCCGTCCGCGTAGCGCGGCAGGGGCTGCGTGTTATCCATGAACTGCTCGTCGGTGGAATCGCCGTCGATCATGGGGTAATAGCCGAGCAGGTCGAATATGACGATGGAGCCGGCGCCGTTGAATGTCGATTGCGAAGACCGGAAGGTGGCGGAGGTCAGGTGGCGGTGCTGGCCGCTGGCCACGCCGGGGAAGTAGATCGCATCATTTTTCTGCGCGACACAGGGCGTGAATTCCAGCGCGGTGCCGACGCGGGCGTCGTAAGGCGGCTGCCCGGCAGAGAACGACGGGTCAGCCCAGTGCAGTCCGTGCGCGGTGCCGGCGGCCTTGTAGAAGCGCTGCATGTGACAGCGGCCTTCGTCGAAGGCGGCCTGCAGGTCGCTAAGACTCTGTATCGGCATTGTCGAAAACCTCTACGACGCCGTCCGGGTGGTCGGGACAAGCCGGTTCCGGTTCGCCTTCGACCATCGGCCCCAGCTCGCGCCCGCAGTGTGCGCAGCGGTATTCCACATCAGTCGACCGTGCCCGTCAGCGCGCCGGCGTTGAACAGCGGCGTGATGCCGGACGAGACGGCGCGCGAGGCGGACAGCGCGCCGGAGTAGAGGATGGCGGTGGCGCCCGCTGACTCCAGCCCGACGCTGAAGTGGGTGATGGTCTCCGATCCGGCGGTGCATTCGCCGAACTGCACCGTGGCGGCGTTCGTGACCTGGTTGCCGGAGACCGTCCAGCCGGCGCCGCTGCGCGCAACGGCGACGCGGGCGTATCCGGTGTAGGTGGCTTCGCTGGTGGCCTGAGTGCCCGCCTCGCCGGGGTCGGCGGTGTGCAGGGCGACGTAGAAGCTGCCGGCGGCGGCGGAGTTCTGCAGCCCGGCGGCATCGCCGACGTTGGCCCAGTCGGCGTTGTTGAACAGCAGGTTGAGCAGTGCGGTTTCGCTGGCGTTTGACATTGACATGGTGGCGGGCTCCTATGCGTCCTTCTCGGTCTGCGTGCTGCGCATGATGTTGCCTTGCGCGTCGCGCTGCACTTCTGCGCTGGTGACGCGATCAGGCAGGCTGGTGATGGCGACTTCCTTGATCTCGGCCGGCTGCACGTCATTGACGATATTCACGCTCGGCGCGGCGACGCTCACCACAGGCGCAGGAATCGTCGCCTCGAAATGGGCGTCCACGTTCGGCGCGGCAACGTTGATGACGGGCGACTCGGCGGCGGCGACATTGACCACGGGCGCTTCTTGCGCGGGCACGTCGTTATGCACGTCCACTTGCACCTTGGGCTGTTCGACCAGGGTATCGCCGCCGTTGATGTTGATCTCCGGCGCGCCGAAGTTGTAAACAGGCGCGGGCGCGGCGGCGACGGCCTCCTTGTGCAGTTCTGCGGAACGCACGCTGGCGGCGGCGCGAATCTTGCTGGACAGTACCTGCGGGTCTTTTTCCGGGTCTGCCGGCGCTTCCGGCTTCAGCAGGTCATCACCACCGTCTATCGGCGGCAGGTTTTCCAGCCTGCGGATTTCGTTGATGGTCATCCAGCCAGGTTCGCCAGCGCGGCCGGCGGCGATGCGGTAGCCTTCGTTGCGGCTCTTGTAGTCGCCGCGTTCCAGTCCAGCCGTGTTGAATTCGACGTAGTACCGTTCCCGGTTCGGCCATACCTTGCGGTTGATTTCCTGCTCGAATTTCACAAGATGCCGCTGCAGGGTGTATTTGACGAAGCCGATGCTCATCTGTTCGACGCCGCTGCCCCAGCTCGTCGTCTTGTCGGTATGCCCGATCATGTGCGGCGGCACACCGAACACGCGGGCGATGTCTTCGACCTGGAATCGGCGGGTATCGAGTAGCTGCGCGTCCTCGGCGTTCATGGTCAGTTCGTGAACCTTCGCCCCGCCCACCATGAGCGCGGGAAGGTGGGCGTTTTCCACGCCGCCATGCCGATCCTTCCACGTATTGCGGATCATGTCCTGCTGTTCCGGCGTCACTTTGCCGGGCACTTCAAGCGCGAAGTCGGGCCGGGCGCCATTCTTGAAGAAGGAGGCGGAAAACTCGTCCGCAGCCAGGGCCACGCCCGCCGAGTTGCGCAAGGCGTGACGAATCTGGCTCATGCCGGCAAGGCCATCGAAGCCGGGGCCGGGAATGTGCAGCATGTCGTCCTGGTCTATGCCGATGACGCCGCCGTCGTCTTCCTGATAGAAGTAAACAAGGCGCCCATTCAGCTTTTGCGTGGTGATGCGCGATTTGTGCAGCGGCTCGAACCCGACGATGCGATCCGACAGTCTCGATGCGCGCAGGATGCGGGCATAGGCATCGCCAAGCAGCAGCTTGGATGCCGTCAGGTATTCCCAGAAGGTGCCCGCGCCCCAGCATGGGTGCGGCTGTTCGTTCAGCATCCACCATATTTCATGATCCGCGCGCTCGCGCCCGTCCTGTGTCCGGCGATAAACCGGAAGCGGAAGGCTGGCAATCGAGCCGCCGACAAGGTTGACGCAGGCGTACACCGCAGACACTCGCATGGCGGTCTGTTCGGTGACGGCCACGCCGGCCGATGACATGCCGCCGGTGAGCCATTCAAATAGTTCGGTGCCCTTGCGGATGTCGGGCATGGAGAGGGATTCGCCTTCGGCCTTCGGGCGAAACGCGGCCTTCAGCCGCTCCATCAGGCTCATAGCAGAATCACCCCGGCAACTGACTGCGATTCGGGATTGAGCGCCATCAGGGACGTGGCATTGAACAGCGCCATGAGCGGATCAATCTTCGCGTACCCGGCCGCCTGCTTGGTGATGGCAATGGCGTTGCCCTTTGGCTCTACCTTCGCGTTTCCGACTGACCACGCCATCATTTTTGAGCCTCCATGAATGAATCCGCCTTCGGCGAGCCTGCGTTCAGCGGTCTTGATCGCGCCGACCATCTTCCAGCCCTGCGGAATGCCAATGATCTTGTCCTTGGGGATGCCGGCGGCCTCTAGTGCGTCGAGGATGCCGCCGATTGCGTAGGGGTCGACGCCGATCTTGTCGAGCAGGCCGGCGTCTTCAATGCGCCGGCAAATATCGACCACGCCCACGATGTCGTCACCCATGGCGCGCACGATTGTCAAATCGCCGTCCTTCTCGAAGTCGACAAATCGCGCAGCCTCGGATTTCCTGCGTTCCATGACCGAGGGGTGCGCCCAGGCGTGGCCCCAATGCAGCCATTCGCCGGTTGCGGCGTCGCGCCCCAGCACGGCCAGGCCAAGCAGGTCATCCAGCCCGCCGCCATCAATCCCGATGTCGATAACGTCGCAGCGGGCGAGGATGGCGTCCAGGGTGATGTCGGGCCGCGCCTGACTTTCCCAGAATTCCGCGCCCGCCCACCTGTCCGATTTGAGAGCAAGACCAATCTCAATGTTGAGGTGCTTGGACAGATAGCCGATCAGGCTTTCCTGTCCGGTTTCCTCGGCCTTGGCGAGTTCGCGCACCAGGAATTCTTCGGATACCGAGGCGCCCAAATTCGGATTGGTGATGTAGAAGTTCTCCGGCCGCTTGTGTTCACCGGCCTTCACCATCGCATCAGGAAATTCGTACAGTACCGGCAGGAATTGCCGATCCTTGACCAGCCCGTCCCGCACCTTGCGGGCGTACAGGAGCTTGTCCCGGAAGACGCCAGCGGGCGCGTCGTCCGATTGGGTGCTCAGGTATATGACAAAGCCCTCGGGCCTGCTGGCAAGCCCGCCACAGGCTTCCCGCAGCATGTTTTCGGCATTCGGCCGCTTGCCGAAGAGCCAGAGTTCGTCAATCAGGATGCCGGTAGCCTTCTTGCCGCCGACCGTCTCGCTGTCAGCCGCCACCACCTTGAGCGTGGAATTGGTCTCACGGTGCGTAATGGTGCGAATGTGATCCTGCACCATGAACAAGGCGGACAGTTCTTCGTCCGCCCGCACCATGTCACGAGCCGGGTAGAAGGAGTTGTTGGCAATCTCTACCGTGGGCGCGAGAATCAGGTATTCGGCCGATTGCCGCCAGTTCCGAATCAGCGCCGTCAACATGATGGCAGCGGCGGTCGTGCTCTTGCTATTCTTCTTGCTGATGAGCAAGAAAAATTCCGTAATCAGCCGCTTCCCGATCTCAGGGTTAAGCGACCCGAATACATGCGATACGAAATCCGTGATCCATTCCCGGCTGGCGTCCGCCATTGCCGGAGAACCTGGAGCATCGACTATCCGCAGTTCCCGGAACACGCGCATGGCGTCTTCCGCCTCAACCGGAAACAGCGGCGAAAACGGTATCAGCGACTCGCGCCGCCGTACCCTGCCCTCCCAATCAGGACAGGAAGTATCCCAATCCATACGGCTACTTGTTGTTTACAACCAGCTTCGGTGCCGCAGCAGGAGAAAACTTGCCCTTCGCTACCTTCCCGGCAGCGGCTTGCCGGGCTTCCTTCTTGCCGCTCTCGCCAATACGCGGGTGGATGTAGGGCATCAGCGCCTTGGCAGCATCCAGCCGCGCCTTGCCATCCATCGAAGTGTCGTTCATGACCGAGAACAGGAAGGCTTTAGGATCTTCATGCGCGCCAATCACCGTCATCTCGATGGGCGGATTCGGCTTTCGCCCCGCACCAGGACGAGCGCCGCCAGTATTCGGACGCTTTCCGCCACTTCTACCCTTAACTCCGGCCATTTGATGATTCTCCTAGTGCAACGTGATTGATTTAATAGGGGAATTTTTTCCGCGCATGGGATACCGGGCGGTTACCGGCCGGGCGGCGGCTAGACTTCCGACGCCCCCCTCCCCGCCTCGCCCGCCGTCTTGATGGCGTGGCAGTCGGAGCAGAGCGACTGCAGGTTGCCGTCATCGTCGGCGCCGCCGGCGGCCAGTGGGATAACGTGATCGACCTCGGCCGCAGCTCGCACCCTGCCGGCCTGCAGGCAGTGGGCACAAAGCGGGTGTTCGCGCAGCCATGCCGCCCGCCGCCTGGCCCAGGGTCGCCCGCGCTGCCTGGGTGTTGCACCTGGCACTGTCTCCAGGATCGCCAGCTTGCGGCCGGGTGTTGCGAGCCTCGATGGCTTGAGCATCCTCATTAGCTTCTGCTTATATAGTGCGGCTCATCCGGTGCACTCCG